AATCATCTTCGCTAACGTATAGCCCAACGTGCCCGCCGCCATCGCGTGTAAATACAAGCACATCGCCAAACTCCGGCAACGTGATAGCAGAACCGAACGTAAGGAACGATTTTGCACGTAAGCGGTCGTAACTTTTAAACGGTACCTTTTTGCCGGCACGCAAAGCAATGGCCACCATAGCCACCGCGCACCAGGCAGTTTCATCACTTTTATAGATATCGCTTACCCCGGCTTCTTTTGCAAGTGCCATAATTTCGGCGTTGCTTTTAGGGCCTTTAACCTCATTGGTATTTAGGCGGCCTATACTTACCGCCTCTTTAATCATTTTTGGTGCATCGGCTATATCTCCCAGCCAATCATATTGTGCGCTAATCTTTGCCATTATCTTTTGTATTAAATTTGTTTATGAAAAATAGGTAAATCGTTTCAACGGCTTTAAGTCCACCATAACCCAGCAGGAACCCGATGCCATACAGCACATCATCGCCCAGGTCGAGCCAGCGGCCAACAACCGGCGTTAAATAGTTTGCGGCAAACCCGCCGCTTAATACAGATATAAATTTCTGCCATTTACTTAGCTGTGTGCTTTTGGTAAGTGATGCAATGCCACCGGCAAAGCCTGCAAAAAGCAGTATTACGTCTAATCCCAGGTATTTTAAAAAGTCAATCAGTTTCATTACACTTCAGGATTATATGTTATCAGAATTTTATCCAGCGTTAAATCATCAGCGGCATTTGCCAATTGCCCGGTTACAAAAAGGTAATTATCAACCGCCGGGTTAAAAGCATTTGAAACCATACTGTTTGCTGATGTAGCAAGGCTATCGGTATATGAACTGGCACCGGGGTTAAACATTCTTATTGTCGTGCCACCTATATCGCCACGCAAACGCTCAAAGCTGAAGTTTCTGGAAGTAGCCGCCGCCGAAAACATTGCAATTACAGACCCCGCACTGATATTGTTTGCGGTGTTACACCTGTAGCGTACGGTTTTTGTGCCGGCAACGCCCGATGATGACACTGTAAACAAACTTTGAAAAACAATTGAACCGGATGCAAATGTATTTGCCGGGATTAGCACCGCCGCCAGTATCTTTTCGGTTGTTCCGTCTGTAGAACCGATAACGGTTGTAACTATGCGCGGCTTATTGTAGATTATCTTTTGTAGGCTTAATACTTTGCCATCAGTGTACGCGTGCAAAGCCGCCT